CATGTTTACATTTCGCGCAATACGCTTGGCTTTTATGAGCTTATCAAGTACGCCAACTAAACTAAACTAAACAAAGGAAAACAAAATGAAAACAATGGAAACAACAGTAGGCCACGTTACCACACTTGAAAAGGCTACCGAGACAGCTAAACAATGGCGCAAGCCTGAGATCGGTTATCACACTCAGGTTGTCATGAAAGACGGTGGGTATATTTGCCGCCTAGTCGTTAATGGCTAGCAAGCGCAAACCCTTCAAACCCTTGGCCGCCTTCTCAATTGAGTCGAGCGGCCTTTGGGGTGCCTAAAGATGGGCGCAAACTAAACGAAACAAAGGAAAACAAAATGAAAACACATAAAAAAACATTTGGCCAATATCTCGTAGAAGTCACGGGCGACAAGGTTTCAATCGTTGGCAATTATAACTCAAACTTTGGGCATTTTTACCCAGCAAACTTCGAGCTTTTCAAGGCGCACCCTGAGGGCGAACAGCACGACTGGAATCGGCCCCAAGTCCTAGGTATGGACTGGGAGTATGGTTTGACGGGGTGCATTCGCGCTTGGCTTTACAATCTAATCCTTAACGATAAAATTTCAGCTTAACTCAAACAAAACAAACAGTTTGCGGAGCCGTAAAACCGCCAAAAACAAAATGATTGACCTCACATACAAAACAGACGCTTTTTGCGCTACTTTCTATGTAAACAGTAACGCTGGCCTCAGTGCCTATAAGACGCTAGTGGAAACAAACGGAAGTGCAACCGTGTATCTAAGCCAATTAGACAGCACTTTATACCAGCTTAAGCAAGCCGGCTATAAGACAAGGCGCACGCCTAACAAGGCGCAAGCAAGTGACAATTCATTCAATGCAAGTGACGCGGCTTTACTCGAAAAGCTTTTAGCGTAAACTTTACCCTTGCAATTGATAAAAGACAAAGAGAAAAGACAACCGGCACAAATGCCAAAAAACTAAAACCATAAACAAAAAACTAAAATGCAAACATTACATATTACAAAAAACGCAATCCTGGACAGCACGAAACGCCTTAAAAATTCTACAAATGGCAACCCGCGCTACTCTTTCAACTTCGACGGCTTAGGAATAAGCGGCACGAATCAAAGCGACGCGGGTTGGATTTACGGAATCACGCCTAGCAATCTTGAAGGTATGCCAGTAACCGTCGAATTTCACCATACTAAAGGCGGGCGCGTTGTGATCGACAGCGTAGAATTGATCAAAGTAAAGCGCAATGGCAAGCTACTGAGTGAAAGCGAAACTTTAGAACTTATTAGAAAGCACAATTAGCAAAGCAAAGAATCGCCCTTGCGCCCTGCGTTCCCTATAAGGGGCGCGGGGTTTCGGGGTAGGCAAAAACGCCTATAAACAATCAAAACGCCCTTAAGGGGCAATTACACGCCATTAAATGGCATACAAACCAATAAACAAACTATGAAAGCAATACTGAAAACATACACACTTGACACTTTAACAGACACCGAAGAGGTCGAGCTTCCCGAAAACTATGACGGGAACCCATACGGGGACACCGTGCCTTTCTCAGTTGGCTCTAATCAGTCAATTGAAGTTATAGAAGCCTAACCATCAAACCAATAAAGCACACAATGAAAACGCTCTCACAATACAAAGAACTAGCTCGCGCAATCGCTAAAAAAGACACAGCGCAAGGATTTAGATTTCACGTTGCTCACAATCCATTTTCGGAAGCAATCAGCAACCTAACTGGGCAAATGATAGCGGAAGGATACAATTCACGAGACCGCGACGCGGTAGAAAGCACTTGGGAACTGTCACTTTAACTATACAATACCATAAACAATCAAAACGCCTTCAAGGGGCAATTCTGTCCCTTTAAGCGGCAATTCAAACCAATAAACAAACCATGAAAACGAAAAAACTATTATTCGCCCTTGCAATAGGCCTAGTCTCAAACCTGTCCGGCAATGCGTCTGAAATAGTCGCAGCAACCCTTATCCTGGAAGCAGGGGGAGAGTATGCACCGGGATCAATGGAGGCCGTGAATGAAGTTATACGGAACCGGGCGGCAAAGCGCAAGCTTACGGCCCGGCAAGTTTGCTTGCAACGGAAGCAGTTCAGCTGCTGGAATAGCGGTAAAATTGACCAGTTGCTAGCCAAAGCAAAGCGGCACCCACGATTCAACGAGGCCTTAGCCATTGTAAACGGGGAGCCAACTAATTATACGGGCGGTGCGGATCATTACCATGCCGACTACTGCAATCCATACTGGGCAAGCTCATTAAAAAAGACTTGCACCATCGGAAAGCATCTATTTTATAAGTAAAAACAAACCATGAAAAGACTCACAGACAATCAAATCCTAGCAATCTGCACGGTTGCAAGCACGCTCACCGCAATCCTGTGCGCCTTCTATGGCCTATACAGGTTGCAACTCTAACCATACAACAAACAATGAAACTAATAATCATACTATACATAATCGCTTCAGCCATTGCGCTGGGCTTTCTAAGCCACGACTTGAACCGGGCAGAAAGTAACATTGAGATACTGGCCAAAGTGATAAAGAATCACGAAGACAGCCTCTCGGACCATCGCACCGTCATTTTAGGTCTTTTGGACAAGCGCAAAAACTCATTCATGTAAACAGCAAATGCAAGACATAACCGAACGCTTAAACCTAGCGAAAATCCTAATCCGAAACACGCTAGCCTCTCACCAGGGAACACCGGAAACTGCTGTGACATATGCAGTCAGGCAATTAGACTTGCCGCCGGACGTTTCACATTCTCTCATTCAATACGCCAACCAATTAAACAAATGAATCATAATATACTAGACACAGCAGGACATCAAAGCCAAGCATCAAGCTGCATGAGTTTCTTATCATCGGGAGCAGCCCGGGATGCATACCACAGGCTTCTAAAGGAAAGCACAGCGGGGCAGAGCAAGGGGGAGCAACGCAAGGCCGTTTTTGTTCGACATACTAAAGAGGATCGCAAGCGCATAGCCAAAGCGGCGGCCAAGCGAGTAAACGAGGGAGAGTCATGGCAACACGTTGCCGCCGGCTATCCTTTGAGCGCAGACTCTATCAGACGCAACGCAGTTGCCTTTGGATACTATAAGCCAAGACAAAAGGCAAGTGAGATGGAAGCGCAACGCAAGGTCTACGACCGGCAAGCGCAAGAAGTGCTTGAGCTAGCTGTCGACGGCGTCACACAAGCGCAAGCAATGGCCAAGGTGGGCATAAGCGAAAACGCATTTTACCAAGCAATAGAAAGGGCAAAGCGATAATGACGGGAAGCATGATAGCAAGCGCAGTTCGATATATGGAAAGCATCAAGGATAAGGTGCCGCCAGCATACGAGGAGGCAATCACCGTCAAGCCCGGCACGACCCATCTGAAAACTTTAGGTCTCGACCCTCACAAAATGGTCAAGGATGTGAATAAGCTGAAGGCAAAGGGGATGACGGTAAAGGATGCTTGCGAGCAAGTCGGCATGACTAGGGCGCAATACTACAAAACTAAGAAAGGAATCACAAACAAGAAATGAAAACCATACAGCAATACCGAAAGGACAACCCGCACCTGTCAGAAGAGCAGATGCACTCTGCTTACCACGTGACAGAGATTGATGCGCCTGAGTTCGCCGTGAGCGGCTTCACGCTCATTGCGCCCGGTAGGTGTCTCGCTATCCATGGAAGCGGCAATATAGCCCCTTTACGGCTCAAGGGGAGCTATGGTGACGCGAGCGCAAGGTAGTGTGTTATAATGCTTGACAAGTTTAAGAAACTTATTTAATACATTCAATCATAGCAGCAATGCTACCGTGTCGCGACGGATCAGACCAATTTGCCGCTTGTTTCTACAAGCATTTTAAGGCCTCTTCTAGCGCGACATGGAAGGGGTCTTTTTTTATGCCCATACAGTCAGGACATGCAACAAGGTTCACGTTTTCGGAGTAGCACGATAAACCGAAGTTAGCGAAAGCTAAAGCGATCCATAACCAAAAGACGTAGAGTTTAACCATCCGAAAGGACAGGAAAAGCTATCCCGCTCTCTACGCAGGGGAAACCTAGACGAAGCTCTAACGGCCATCGACACTGGAGACTAGGATACGCTGATACCCTCTTAGTAACGTTTACCGAAACGAGGACTTTCCGGCAATGAGATTTAAGACCTCATCAAAGTGACCTCACCCTCGCTTATAGGGGAAACCGTATCTAAAGATAACAAGCCTCGAACTGGAGACGAAATCAAATGCACGTATATATTATTGAATGTGGCGAATACCACAAAATAGGACTAGCCGACAGGCCGGAACGAAGGATAAAAGACCTACAAGTTGGAAACCCTACAAAGTTGAAGCTAGTCCATTCGGTTCGTTACAAAACAAGGCAGCACGCAAGGGGCGTAGAGCAACTAATGCACATTAAGTTAAAGGCCAACCAAAAACAAGGGGAGTGGTTTTCTGGATCATTAGAATCAATAATACAGGCACTAGGGGAAGTGGAAGATGAGTTCCACATGAAGGGCAGCAAGCAAAACTTAGGACGCAAAAAGTTTGCTTGCAAGACCAAGAGAGATATTAAGCGCAGGGAGCTATATCGGAGCATATCAAAATCCACGGACAAGCACGTAACCATCGACAGGCGCAACCTACTTCTTCTGCTAACCAAGGGCATAGGGCTTCCAAAATCAGTAGCCGATGTGCTGGAGATACCAATGAAAGGGAACAAGGGTTGGAAGAAAAGAGTCATAGGATTCAAGATGCCCAGAGAGGTGTTCTTGGCTAACTGCGACCCTTCAATTAAATAAGGATTCCAATGGGTGAAACTATGTCTGGACAACAGGACTCACCGATTTGATTGAGACCAAGGGACCAAAGTTTCTTTAGAAACTAGGACGTTTCTTCTTGACCATACAAATAACTTGCCCTAAATCTTAATTCATCCACCATACAAGACCAATAAAACAAAGAAACACCATGAAAAAACTAAGTGAAACATATAAAGAACTAGAGATTGCATTTAGCTTTCCTATCAGGATTAAAGATGCCAATGGTAAAACGACTTACTACGAGGACGGCGATGACTACTGGCGTAGGTATGAGCGTGATGCCAATGGTAAAACGACTTACTTAGAGGACAGTAATGACTTCTGGTGTAAGCGTGAGTATGATGCCAAAGGTAACGAGACTTACTTTGCGGACAGCAATGGCTACTGGGAAAAGTATGAGTATGATGCCAAAGGTAACGAGACTTACTACGAGAACAGTGATGGCAAAAAGCAAGGAACTCCACGCTCATCCAAGACCTGTGACGGTAAAGTAGTAGTAGTCGATGGAATCAAATACAAACTTCAAGCATTA